CAACGAGATTTATATAGCTGACACTGTTGGCGGTCTACGCATGTCAGGCAATGGCACTAACAATGTTATCCCTTGTACCAGTGCTGGTGTTGGCACAGATGATGTTACAGACCTTGGAGCAAGCAGCAATCAGTTTGATGACGTTTATGCTTCGGGTACAGTTCAGCCTTCAGATAGAAACTTAAAACAAGACATTGAAGAACTTTCAGAAGCTGAGTTGCGTGTTGCAACAGCCTGTAAAGGGTTGATTCGCAAGTACCGCTGGATTAAAAGAGTAGAAGAAAAAGGTGACAACGCTCGTATCCATGTCGGCATCATTGCACAGGAACTTCGTGATGCCTTCACTGCTGAAGGTTTAGACGCTGGCCGCTATGGTATGTTTATCAGCACTACATGGTGGGAAACTAATGAGGAAGTGGCGGCAACGGAAGAACACGATGCTTACATAGATAGAATTATATATGACACTGCGGAAGAAGCCCCAGAAGGAGCCACAGAGGTTACTAAACTGGCTGTCCGTTACAATGAGCTACTCGCCTTTATTATTGCAGCATTGTAAGATGATTGATCCCGTCACAGCCATCAGCATAGCCACTAACGCGTTTGGTACTATCAAGCGCATGGTAGCTGCTGGTCGTCAAGTGGAGGATACACTAGGACAGATAGGGCGCTGGTATGGCGCAGTAAGTGATTTAAATGAATGTCAACGCAGAGCAGAAAACCCGCCCTTGTTTAAGAAGATTGTTGCATCACAATCTGTTGAGCAAGAAGCAATGCAGGTATATGCTCACCAAAAGAAAATACAACAACAAGAGAAAGAGCTTAGAGAACTCCTGATGTACACCTATGGTACAACAGGCTACAAGGAGTTAGTAGAGTTGCGTAGGAAGATTAAAGAGCAACGAGAGAAGACCGTATACGCGCAGGAGCGCAAGCGTAAGGCAGTATTCTGGAACACTATACAGATCACAGGCATCCTGGTATTAGCCACTGGTCTTTACTTAACAATCTCTTGGATCATAGGACAAGGAAATGGATGAACAAACTAAAGACGTACTAGACATAGCAGCAGGCTCTACAGCATTAATGACAATGATAGCTTGGCTGCCGCCAGTAGCGTCTTTGTTGACGATTGTGTGGCTGGGTATTCGCATCTACGAGTCTGACACTGTGCAGAAAGTAGTGCATGGTAAGAATCAGCTTGACAAACAAGACTAAATAGTGTATAATATATGAGTATTTTAAATAGTTTAATAGGGCCAGTGACAGGTCTTTTAGATAAATTCATTGAAGATAAAGATAAGAAAAATGCTATCGCCTTTGAATTAGCTACTATGGCTGAGAAGCATGCTCAAGAATTAGCTAAGGGTCAGATAGAGGTCAACAAGACTGAAGCAGCACACAAGAGTTTATTTGTGGCTGGCTGGCGACCCGCTATAGGCTGGATATGTGGGCTAGCCTTACTCTATTCTACTATCCTAGCTCCAATACTAGGCATCTGGTTTACTGTCCCACCTGTTGATAGCTCATTACTCACAAGTGTACTGATGGGTATGTTAGGCTTAGGTGCTATGCGTACAGTAGAGAAGACTAAGAACGTACAGAGAGAACGATAATGGGTGGAGGAAGCTGGACTAGAAACAAACGAATTAACGATGCAGTTGCTACTAGAGCAGCTTTGCGTCCTTCTCCGTCTGCTGTGCAAGGTGCTAACATAAGTCCTCTTAGTTCTACAGAATTTAAAATGGTAGACATTACGGACAGTAGTGGTAAAGTAATTGGACAAAGCCGTCAGCCCATTGTTACAGGAGGAAGAAAAGCTAAGTTTTATTCAGAAATGTCTGCGGCTGAAAAAAAAGCAGTAGATAATATAGAATCTGGAAAAGCTCCTTCTTTAAACTTAAATACTTATGGCGGCATAGTGGCTCCTACTTATTCATCAGGTAGGACTTACGATTCTTCTTCTGAGGCTTTTGATAACTATAATTCTTTTTTAAAAAACATACAAAAAAATATAAAACAAACTAAATCTAAAATAAATTATAATCAATTTGATCCTGGTGACTTTGCTAGAGCAGGCTATAGCGGCCCTTCTGGCGTAACAGGACAGGCTTCTTCTGATGCGGTTTCTGAATATCTCCTTAAAAATAATATACCGCCTTTTATAGAAGTAGACGGACAAAAACTTTATTTTACAACTGGTTTAAGTGAAGACTCTTTAGCTAAAACTTTAGGTGACGATTACAAAGCCAGCGGTAGTTATGAGGCACACGGCCCAGCAGGCACTTACTCAACAGTACATGTTCCCCCAGAAGGTTTGTTTGATAGCCTACACCCTGCCTTGCGTGGCGCAATAGCCTTAGCAACAGGTGGTATGTCAGAAGCCTTTATTTCTGCTACACAGGCTATTTCAGGAGAAACATTACATTTAAATGACTGGCTAAACTTAGCTAACGCTGGTATGCAAATAGCTAAAGCCCAACAGCCTACAACGTCAACAGGTTCTACTCCTCCTAGAACTCAAGCTGAGATGGCCGCTGATGGAGATATTACATTTTTTAGCGATGCAGATGCTTTTGCAATGCCTGAAGATTTTAATATTTTTGGAGACACTACAGCAGGTGAAAGTGTTGGTTCTTTATCTACAAGTATTGAAGGACTACCTTTTGACTTATCTGTTGGAGTTGGATTAGGTTCAGTACTTTTTGAAGAAGGTAGCGATATTGGTGAAGCTATCCAAGCAGCTACTGAAGCAGGACAAAGCACTACAACAATTACTGACGAAGGTGAAGTTGAGCTTCAGCCTACAGGTGTCACACCAGAGATGCCTGAGACTATTGTAGATTTAGAGCCTGAGTTTGATGTAGAGCCTATTGAGTTTGAGATGCCTACTGACACTACTGGTGGAGCAGCAGGTGGAGCAGTAGAACCAGAACCTGTTATTACTACAGAGCCTGAAACTGTTGCACAACCTGTTGCAGAGGAAAACAACTGGGAATACATGGGCGATGGTGTTTTTAAACACATAGAAACTGGATCGACTAAACAACAACAAATAACAGGCGAAGATACTTATGTTGTAGGTGATACCTATAGCGGCCCTGATCCAGAAGGTGTTACAGAAACAGAAGAGCCTTTTGACTTTATAGATATTATTCCTGACACCTTTGGCGACACTACAGAGACAGAAGGGGCTGTTATAGAAGTAGGTGAGTTTCCTTCAGACACAGGTGCAGTAGGCACTGGTGACGGTACTGGCACAGGAGATGGCACAGGCACTGGCGAAGGTGATGGTACAGGTGAAGACACAGGCACTGGAGCAGACACAGGGCTAGGTTTTGATAGCGCAACACGCACCACAGACTCTTTGTTTGGGGACATGTTGCAGTTTAAGACTCAAGTAGGTTCTACACAGGAACGCCTAAGACCCTTTAGCATGGCTCCTGTGCCTTCTATTATGCGATATGATGTACCACCCGTAGACCCTATACAACAATTTTTACAACAACAAAAAGCACAACGGTTACGCAATAAGCCACAAGGCATGTTGACTAATGCTGAAATTTTAAAAAGGTTCCCATACTAATGACTTACTTACAACTTGTTAATAGCGTATTACGCAGACTGCGGGAGGACGAAGTAACCACTGTTGGTCAGACTTCTTACTCTAAACTTATTGGTGAGTTTGTCAATGATGCTAAACGTACCGTAGAAGACTCCTACGATTGGACTGCTCTGCGTACTACACTGACTGTATCAACCACAACAGACACGTTTAACTATGTGCTGACAGGTTCACAGAACAGGATGAAGCTGCTAGATGTTATTAACGACACCTCAGATTTCTTTATGCAGTACCGTCCTTCACGTTGGATGGACAATGCTTTCTTGATTGAGACACCGCCTATTGGTTCTCCACAGTTCTACAGCTTCAACGGTGTAGACGCTAACGGTGACAATGCTGTTGATGTCTACCCTAAGCCTAGCGGAGTGTTTCAGTTACGTTTTAACGTGGTGTTACGCACAG